CATATACTTGAGTATCTACATCATCACTAGACCAGCCAGCAATATAGAGAGAGCTAGAAAGTACATCACGAATAAGTTCACAATCTAATTGAACACATTCACGAGAGTCCTTTGTTAAGCTATCTGTTACTGCTGTAACCTTCATTAACAAATATTCACCGCCTGAACCACCACCATCTGTGCTGGACATAGGAACTTTGATTATTTGCCCTGGAAGGAAGAAAGCTGGACGAGTACCGCTAGCGCCAACTGCAATAGCACCACCAGATTGACCATATACATTCTGAATATTACCTGCTGATTCATAATCAGTAGCCATATACAATTTAAATGTATCACCTGCAGTCAAACTACCTGGAGCGCCACCATCGTTGTATGCAGTTAAATCTGCATCACCGCCAGTACCACCAAGTACGTCCACATTGTTATTTTCTACCCATCCTGTTACATAGGCATATCGCTTATTCCACGAACCACGCTTCTCAGTAAATTTAAACTGAGGATCGTCAGTTGGCTTTTTAGCTGCCATAGAAACAAAACGGAAGAAAGGATCCTGCGCCAAAGATAGTTCAGATACACGATCACCGAAATTAAACTTTCGTCTAAGATCGCCAGTCGATAAATCTGTACCATCCGAGCCAGGACTGTCTACGTCACTAAAGGAACCAATACTACCATAACTACTGTAGCTATTGCCCCCATATAATACGTCAGCCATTGTCTGTCTCCTTATTTACGTTCAGAGAAGGCAAAAACTGTTAAGCTTTTTGTTGTGCCTACTCGAACAGGTTGTCTAAAGAATCGTCAACGCTCTTCAAAGCATTAAAGACATTATCTTCCACACTTTGCTCTTTTGAGCCTTGCGAGTTTGCTCCACTGGCACTTGTAGGTATGTTGCGTACATTCTTCATCTGATTCAGCATATCCTTTTTGGTAGAATTTGCTGTATTAGCAGCTGTCTTCTCTTTATTTAAAAGATAATGTATATCTTCTAGAGTTAAGATATGATTCTTAGCAGAATTAACAAAACCTTCATACTCTGTATCAGTCATTTTATGCGATTCACGAAATGCCTTTTCCTCACTTTGCCTACTAAGTTCAGCTTGTGTTTTAGCAGCTCGATCTTTCTCCGCACCTATCATTTGACCAACTCTTGATTGGACCATACGATCCACATGAGCATTCATTAGCTTTGCTGAGTCTGATGCTTGATCAGACATTGCTTCCTGAGCATCAAAGACAAAATCTTCATCCAATCCAAGTTTATCTTGAATTGTAGCTGAAGGTTTGCCACCACCTGTCAGATAATTACGAACATGGTCTACAAGACCACTGTCATTTTTCATAGCATCAAGAACAGGGATAAAGGGTTTCAATTCAGACATCTCACCATGTAAACGCTGAGCTTCTCTTGTTGAATCTTTATATCGTTGTTCCCAATTCGCCTGTGTCTCGTTGTTGGAGCCTTCCTCGCTTTTGACGTGGGTTTCCTGTTCGGGGCCACTTTGTAGAGGAGGGGTTACCTCAGAGGGTTGTGTCTCATCTTGTATAGCGCCATTGACATCATTTTCAAGCGCTTCAAAGAAATCGTTTCCCTTAGAGCCAAATATCGCGTCTTGCGGAGTCTCTGGGTTACTTTGGGTTGTTTCTTCAGTCATTATTATCTCCTTATTTAAGAGTCTATAAACTTATAATACATTAAATACATTAATGCAAGAAGTTTTTTAATCTTTTTTTACATTATTTCCAGCACTCTGAACTGCCATATCCATTCGCTCAGATGCTACATCAGCTTCATTCTTCATTACATTACGTAATAATTTCTGCTGAGCTTCCGTTTCAAGAAGAGCTGATTGCCTAGATCCGCGCACATCCTGCTTATTCTTCTCAAGCTCCACAGCTCCTTGCAGCACCTTGCCTTTGATTCCAGCTTGAACTAATTGACGTTCTAGAGTTTCGATAGTTCCAGCCTGATCTTTTATAGTCTCCTCCTGTTGTCCTAACTGGCCCTGCATCTGAGCATACATACTTTTTCTCTTAGCTATACCTTCCTTATTTCTAAGATCTGTTTCGGCAAGGACTGCAATATCATCTACCACTCCTAGCTGCATTAATTGTTTTAATTCTTCTAGATATGCCCACCTATTAACAGGTAGAGTAGATCCAGCTACTATAGTAACATCAAACTTAGCAGACTGAAAATCCATAGATTTGCCAATTGCTTCACCCATATCATTGTAGAGAGGGATATTAATTTCAGTTTCCCTCTGCTCTTGTATTGCAGATGGTTGGATGATTCTAAATCTCTTATTAGCTGTATATACAGCCTGAGAGAATTGCATAACCAATCTACCTAGTTGACGCAGAGCAGGTTCAATAGAATGCTGCATCCATTGCTTTATTCTTCTTGTCCCATATTCATCTAATGCCAACATCCCCCTGAATGTTTCATGTTGTTGTTGAGTATCACCTTGCATAGAGGAATAGATACCTGCAAGATACTCCATATCAGTCTTACCTTCTTGTACTATTGTAAAGAAAGCATTAGAGAGTGGCGCTGGAGGCACTGCGGTAGGAGGAGTAGCACCAGGTCTAACAGGTAACAAGGCTCCAGGAGAAGACGAATACTTCTCCCAGTAATCCATATCGATAGACCCTTCTTCATGCATCCAGCGCAATGAACTACCAAGTGATGCATTATGCACCATAATTTGATGGGACTTATTTAATTCTCTTTGTTTGCCAATCAATGGAGATACTGCACTCATTGGGAATGGCGTCCCTGTCCATTTATAATGAAACGGTACTACAGGATAATCAGTAATAGTTTCTGGAAGTATCTCTTCATATAATAACTTATCTCCTACTATACACGTCTGCTTAATCCTATTGGCATGAAATCTCATCTGGCCAACTACATTAGCAGCAAACTCCTCATCTGAAATTAATATATTAAATTCTTTCTCACTAACTACCTTATTTTCAATTTTAGAAGTTGCATTCTGCAACTCACTCATATATTCCTGCTCAGCTGCTTGTAGTTGCTGAGCCATCATTTCTTGAGCCTTCTGCATTTCAAGTTCATATCTTTCTGGCAGCATTTCTCCTGATTGTACGGCAGCTTCCATCTGCTGCTGTTGTTCTAAAAGCTGTACTTCCATCTCCTTCTGCATCTCCTGCATCTTAACCTGAACTTGCTGTTTCATTTGTTCTAGCTGTTCTTGGCTAGGAGGTATCCTATAGAAGACATTCATATGAGGTACCTTAAGTTTTTCATATACTTCAAAAAACTCTACCATACTATCCTGCTCACCATCAGGTTTTATAGCCTGTGCATCATCCGCATTATCATTATATGCAAATAACTCTTGAGTATTATCACCCATAGATCTTTCACTCCAACTATACTGTCTTTGCTCATCACTAGACGCAGCATTGATCTTTCTTTTATGGTCAGGAAATAATTTAATAAGATGATTTTTAGGAAGAACTTTTCTAATAACTATAAAAGCAGCATCTCTAAGTAGCATATCTCTAGACTTAGGATCAATATATATATCAAAAGGTTCTGGCTGTTTTAATACAACTTCACCCATACCATTATCTTGGTCGGGATCTACAGTTAAAAGGATATACCCAACACTTTTACATATAGCATCATTAATTGCATTTGAATATAAAGTAGATCCATCTGAAAGATTCCAAACATAATCTGCTAAATTGCCAAATACAGAAGCAACATCTGAATCTGAACCCTCTACTCCAATAGCCTGCCATCTAGGATTATTAGCTGTTGCATAGAAATTGAGCATCTCTACTACTGGTAGAATTCTATTAATCGTAAATGTAGGCATCCCCTGTGAATCTAACATATCTCGTTCATCCTGGGATAACTGCTCATCATGAGCAAAGTCATAACCCTTCTGGTTTATGAACTCCCACTGCTTCCGTGTCCACGTATTCGCCAGATTGTAAAGGCTTCTGACTTGATCTGCTCTTTTTGTTTTTGCCATTCTTACACTCCTCTATTGGTAGATGTTTGTGATCCACGTCACATATTTCTGGACAGCTGTAACTCGCCTGCGGGCATTCATATGTGATGTAATCTCCATGTTTATATGCTCCTAAAAATAGTAATCCTAATAATAAGTTCCATAACACAATTCATAACTTGAACTCTCATCTAGCGTAAACCCCCGCCACCTCTGCGTTTCCCTCTGCCATGCTTTCCTCTGCGTCTACCAGCTTCAGTTTTAATAGGGGTTTGAATAATTGCTTTAGGTTCTTCAATACTAAGCATTGCCGCTAATATAAATGTGCTAATCATGCTGTTACCCATGACTTAGCTTTGGGTTTCTTTTTACTCCACTGCCCATCTTTTCCCTCATCAAAATTGCAAGGATAGGCAAACTTACATGCATAAGCAAGTGCATCAATAGTATCATCATGTGCCATACGAGGACCAAAAGTAATGATCTCTCTTTGCAAGTCATAATGAGTTTTCTTAATATGCATTTGCCCTACTGCAAATCTTTGGGCTAATATGCCCTGTATTCTATCACGCTTTGACATTCTTGTTCCTGGCTTCTCTTCTCTAAATCCTACAGAAAAATCATTTCTTCTCATCATCTCTGCTCTTATAGCCTGGAATACAGGCTTAGACATAGATGTATCTTCTATAGTATGCATCAATGGATGATATATTTTTGAATAGTCGAATATATAGTCAACAATACCCTTTTTATCAGACCCTGGAATACCGAGCACAGGTAAAGAGCGCTTCCTAACATAATCGAGAACGTATATATTGTTGTCCATATCACAAGCAACAAAGATGATAACACTATAGTCAGCATCCCTACGCTTAGAGTCCGTAGCGGGATCAACACCCGCGAAAACATTAACTGCTTTAACATCTCCATCCTCCGTAATTACACTGCTTATGCCAGTCTCTTCATCGTGAACAAACTGACCATCCCAGTATTTAATATGTTCTCTTGTAAATATTGCATCTTCTTCACTTTGGACTTCCATCATATACTCCTGATAGAATTTTTGAGGTTGTCCAGAATCTGCATAAAACTTTTTCTTTCTCTGCATCTCATCATAACCAAACCAACTAGGCCATAATGGAACACCATCATCCTGCAATGCTTTATATGTAATCACTTTCCAGCTGTAGTCTTCTCCTTTAGCTTCTGCCTTAACATGCCCATTAAGTATATTAGTAATGAATGCATCGTAATGAACGGGAGTACCATTAATACGCAGACGACCAGTATGAGGTTCAAGAGCAGGAAACACAACAGCCGTAACAAGGTTGGCAATTTTACTTCTAGACTCAGGCGTAATGGTATTATTTTCGTCCTCAAAATCATCCAATACAATGAGATCATATCTCTTGTGAAGCTTAGCACCACCTCTAATACCCGATAAATTCGATTTGCTGATAAGTTTAGAGCCGTTTTTAAGTTCGATATCATCTTCTGTCCATTTCCTTCCCTTTAGATCACCGAAGTAATACCTCACCTGATCATTATACTCCAGATGATATTTAATATAATCTAGATTAGGAACACTAATCTTAGAACT